CGCATTCGAGATGTTTCTGCGATGAGAGGCACCGCCATGCACACGTATTTGGAAGCGTATGTTCAGGGCTCGGGGCACATGGACCTGACGGCAGTAGGTTTGGAAGCACACCCCATGGCACAACAGATCATTAACCAGGGACTAGGGCCCTTGGAAGAAGTATGGGGGTCAGAGGTGACCGTCCATTATCCAATGTTATATGCAGGTGCGACAGATTTAGTGGGAATTTATAATTCGCGTGAAAGTATAATAGACTTTAAGCAAACCAACAAGCCCAAAAAGAGAGAATGGATAGGAGATTATTTCATACAACTAGGAGCCTATGCAATGGCACACAACTATGTGTATGGTACTAAGATTCAACAGGGTGTGATTTTAATGTGTTCTAAAGATAAGTTTTTTCAACGCTTTGAGGTTTCGGACAAGGAATTTGTCCAATGTCAACACGCATTCCTTAAGAAAGTGGATCAATACTACAGGGAGAAGAAAGAACAACCAAACGGTAAAGATACAAATAATGAATAGATTAGCGAGCAAATTAGCCATATTTTGAGTATTATACCCTTTGTATACCCTTTTTTCTATAAAATAAAAAAATTTTTTTAAAAAGTTTTCAAAAGTGGTTACAATGGATACAAAAGTTATTATTGTTATATACCAACACTTATTCGCTCGTTTTTGTATCTTTAGTCAGGATACAATTGGATACAAAAAAAATGAGATAGCAATACCAACACTTATTCGCTCGTTTTTGTATCTTATAGGTTTTCCTATTTGGTCTAGGATGTTCAAAAAGCTAGCAATACCAACGATATAAGGGACGCGAGTCAATGATTTTAAAAATAAATTATTTATGATTTATTAAAATAAGGGTATACAATATGATGTTCAGAAAAAAATCAAAATATAAGCATGTCAAAATCAACAAAGCGAAATACTATTTCTACAAAATCTCCTGGCTGGATATTACTGCAGATGGAGGCCACGCCACTAGGGAAGAGTTTGATAGATTTGAATGCTCAAAGATGGTATCCTTCGGGTACGTCTACAAAAAAACGAAAAAGTTTGTATGGACGTTTGCGAGTTATGATGAGAAAGATGAAGTATTTTCTGACAGGAACATACTCCCTATCGGGTGTATTACAAAAATGGAGAAAATAAACGTCTAATTCATTTAACGAAAAACCCCATCGAGTATTACTTAATAATTTTGGATTTGTACGTAGAAAACTTCCTTCTCAACTTTATCAAAGTTTATTAAAGGAGTGCAAAAAAGCTGAAAAGAAAAATCCTAGAATGATTTCAGGGTTAGTAGGACCGGGTGTGACTCCTCATTATTATCTTTCTAATCCAGAAAATATAAAAAATTTAACTGAATTTGTTTTAAAAACAAAGGATTATTACGATGAATATTTCCCAGGGCTTGGTCATACAGGAATTCTTAGCAAGAATGCTCCTTATGTTTTAGAAAAACCATGGGTTAATGTTCAGCGTCAGGGTGAGTTTATTCCCAATCATATTCACGATGGGATTTATAGTTATTCTATTTGGATGAAAATTCCCTATGATAGTCGGAAAATAAAGGACCAGTGTGCTGGAACTTTTGAATTTACTCATATGAATATTTTTGGAGCATCTATGTCCCATAGAATTTACTTAAGTCAAGAAGATGAAGGCAGTATTATTATGTTCCCTTCTAAATTGCGCCATTTGGCGTATCCTTTTTACGGTACTTCTCAAACACGACTATGTATTTCAGGAAACATAGTCTATAATGTTTCCTGAAGTCGTATAATTAAGATGAAAAATTAAACGTCTAACGTTTCTTTTTCTTCTTCACTACTTTTCTTTTCTTTTTCTTCTTGAGATTTTTCTTTTTGTTTTTCTTCTTTTTGTTTGGCATTTCCTCGCTCCAATAGTTGTTGCGCATCCAGTATTCTCTCATTACGCTCCTTAATAGTCTTCATTTTTTCGTATAGTTCATTGAGATTCATATCCTCAATTTTACCATGACGAATTAGTTTTTGGTCTATATAAAATCCAGCAGCTTTGCCTCTAGCTATTTCAGTAGTAGCAGCTGCGGCTAGATTCTTACCGTCTTTTTTTCCTTGGTCCCTAATCTTACCTAACTCAGTAATATGATTATCAAATGTGATGTCATATTTTTCCCTTACTTCGTCTCGTAGCTTTTCGATGTAAGCGCATATTAGTGGGTAGTATTTTGGGTTAGTTAGCTTTGAAAACTGCCTAGCATCTTCGCTGAATCCAGCCAGTTTATAAGCCTCCGTTTTAGTTATAGGCATCCCCTCAACTCCATAGACTAGTAGCTGTGCAAATTTAATCTGTTTAGGTGTTAATGCTTTGGGTAATCCCATAATGTTGCAACTATATAATATTTCTTGTATATTGCAAACTAGAATGTTAAACGGAAAGTCATTCAGACAAGCTTTGGATAAGTTTTTTCTAAGCCCGACAAGTGGTGAAGCACGGGTTCAGATTCAATTACCTAATGGCCAGATGATGGACATTAAGGAAATTAATCTATTAGAAAACAGAGTTATTGGTGATCGAGAGACCCATAGATTGGTCATCGTAGCCGAACCAGAAAGAGCTCGTATGGGTAAAATAATTGGTAAAATTTAACAGTTTAGGTAGTGGTGAATTCTAGAAGAATCTCAAAACTTCCTGAGCGAAAACTTTGGAAGAAATTAAAAGATGAAACTCCCACAATTTCGTGGACCAGACTGGAAAACTGGGCTTTATTTGGCACTCCTGATTTATTGGGCTACGCTCCTTCTGGGAACTTTTTCACTGTTGAGTTAAAATCTACTACAGCTACAAATCACTATAAAGTGAGGTTCTCTCCTCACCAGATTTCTTTTCATATTAAGCATAAAAAAAATACCTTTGTCCTTGTTGCTTGTGCCCTGGACCAGCTTGTACGCTTGTACCCTGGTTCACGGATCTTAGAGCTTGTGGACTCAGGGACCCGGCTTGAGCCCTTGGCTTGTGGCTTGAAGGCTTGCGCGCGCGTGCTCGAGCGCTTGTAATCTGAACCCGAACTGGTTCCGGTTTGGAAGTGTAGTTTAGAATCATTCTAATGTTTGGGGTATGTGACATTGCTCACGCTCCGGTCCCAGCATGCTCTGCAGTCGCGGCAGCTGTTGCCCTGATCCAGGGCCGGACAGGTCTTGCTTGAGCTATTAACGCTCGACGTCCACGGCCAGAATTTCACCGGCTGTTGATCAATCATATGTGAGCTCATTCTAATAATTAAATTTGACGGTATTATGTCAGGATCCATGAGCTTAAGCATGCCGGCTTCCCGGGTCGGGAGCCAGTGTTGCGTTGACGGTGTAAGCTTGCACACTTCAAAAATTTTTTTAAGATGCTCGGGCCCTTGCAGGTCTCCTGAGTCATGCCATCTGAACCAGGGCGCATCATCGATTAATACAACCATGGCGCGAATCCAGTCCGGATGGTTCAGACTCTTCAGTCTTCTATTTAATGCAGCTTGTACATTGGAAAATCTATACCGGCCCTTCAGGGCATAGCAGCCCGCGCACACTGAGCCCGGCACCTTCACCAGCTTCTGGCCTGTTATACATTGACTGGCCGGCAGGTTATACGCTGGACCAGGCATTTTGGATGGCTTCGACAGCCCTCCGGTTATTTCTTTCGCTTCTTTCTTATTCATAAATCTTATAATATCCTAGAGCTTGCAGCCTGTCAAGCTTGTTTGCTTGTTGCCTGATTCTTTATGGGCGGGCCCACCCGCTCGGGCGCTTGAGCTCTTTTTATATTTTTTTCTTTTTGAATCTTTTAGTAACAGGTAGTCCGATAGCCGGGCGCGCCTGGCGGCGCGCTCAGCGTTTAATTGTTTAAATGATTTATGAATCATCTTGCTGTAGTTTTTGAATGAAGCCCGGGTATTCTTGATGCATATCTTCACCGTATGCAGCGTCCCAGGCCTTCATGATTTGTGCTATTGTATATTTATTCATCAGTCCAGAACTACCATATATTGTTTTGGAAAGTACTTCTTGAACCAGTCTAAGCCAGCCCGGACAATGTCCCATG